GGAGGCCCGCCTGCAGATAGGACCGGATCGAGGAGTATCTGCTGCGATTAATGAAGTGCTTGACAGGTACCAGTATCTTATCGATACCGAAAGAGGAAAGCTGCGAATGATGTTTTCCAAAGAAGAGTGGGATGGGATGCTCTCCGCTACCTGGTCTACTCTCTGGCAACCAGCCGGGATCATCCGCGGCGGGGTCCTTGCTGATGTCGAGGATTCCCTTGATGAGGAGCTCCAGGGAGCCGATAAAAAAAAGCTGGTAGGGAAGCTTAGGGAACTTACACCGATCCAGCAATTCGCACTGGTAGAGATGCTGGAAGAAAAGAAAGCCAGCATGTAATCACAATCACCCCGCTCCGGCGGGGTTTTTTTATGGTATCATGACGCCAATAGCGATCCCCCCGAATAGGCACGCTACCCCAGTAATGATTTGATCACGGATCTTCTTCCTGGAGTAGGCTTTCAATGATGCTTTCGCCTTCTCCAATGAGTCCGTCAATGCGTCCAGCCGCTCCCTCGCTTGCTGCAATGCTATCCTCAAGCTCTCTGAGGAGGCTTCGCTCTCGCTCAAGCTGTGCTGTAAGCTCTCCAGCTCGATCGATAGCTGCCTGAGCTTCTCCTCTCGCTCTGACAAGAGCCGCTGCAAGGCGTCCTTGCTCATCTTCTGCTGCTGCAAGCTCTCTTGCAAGATCCCCAGCTCTATCCTCTGCTGCTTGAAGATCTCGGCTAACCTGAGCAGTTTCTCTCGATCCGATCCAGGTTCCGACCCATAGACCACCCAGGAAGATTGAAAGAGCAGTAATAATGATAATAACCCAGCCGATAATCTTCTCCACATTACTTCCCTTTGATCCCTTCGCCTATATTTCCGGTGGCCTCCCGGAGCCCGTATCGGGCAATGACAGCAGTGACAATCCCGGCTATCCCGGCACTCCCTGGGATTCCAAAGAGAATTTCAGCAACCCGCTGGAGGGCCGTGATTCTGTTCTCCTCGGCCACGGAGAGTAATCTGGTAACCCACACTCCGATTCCGTAGGCGGCAATCTGAACGATAATAATTGCGGCGATCCCGATAACGGCAAACTTGATGATCCGGCTATCTCCCAGTCTGTTGGTTGTTGGTTTGTAATCCATATCATGCCTCGAATCCTATCAGTGCAAAATTGCCATATCCCCGGTCTGTTCCAACCGCAAGGATAGTTCCATCCATACTCCTGTTCCAGAAAATCACTGGGGGAGAGTTTTCAATCACAATGTCATATCCAAGGTGTACCTTCCCAAGCTGCTTGAAGTACTCCCGGTCATTGTATTCAGTGGTGACTCGGATCCTCTTCCAATCTGCAAGTTCATTGTCTATGAAGTAGTGGATCTGCCGGTGTGCAGGGACAACGATGTTATCCTCCATATCCTTGAGCCTCCAGAGGGAAGTCTGCCATCCTTCCACACAATCGATGTGTAGATGTGGTCCCGTTGACTGTCCGGTACTTCCCATCTCCCCGATCACTGATCCCCTCTTGATCCTGTCCCCTGGATGCCAGATAACGGGGTGCTTCAAGTGTGCATACCTCACCGTGTACTTCATCACACACCTCCCAGGTTTGCAATTGCAGAGATAATTAGGGAACCGGCAGACAATAGACTTGATACAACAATCCCGATGATCACAACATTCATCCGCTTGTCCCCCGACCGTTCCTCTTTCATTTCTTTCAACGCATTCTGAATAACCAGAAACTCTTTCTCAACTTGCCTATAATCCTCAACACGATTTCTCCTACATTCTCCCTTCTCAACAAAGTTCCCCTGGATCATGTCTACTTCTTTCTCCACATCATCCATCCGTACAAGAAGCCCCTTACCGCCATTACCCCTGACATGATGTCTAAGGCTCTGTACTTCCTGTTTCAACTCAAGCGCATCTTCCATCGTTGTGCTCCATTATAATGTAGTGATCACGGCAAGTATTGATATGATTATAGCAACAATCCCCATCCACCTTGTCCAATTCTCCTTTACTTGATACTGATATAATTTACGCTACACTAAACCCAATACTATTATTGACTATTGGCGCTGTTTGTACCTCAATGCCATCTTCTCCAATAGTATTGGCATCATCTATTGTATAGTTGTATCTCATGAATAAACACATATCGAATGTATCTATGATAGAAGTCCCATCATCTTGGAATAACTCAATCTTATAGATTGTTTTTTCAGGTGTTTCGCTTAATAACCCGCCTTTAAGTTGTAATGACAATACTTTTTCTTCACTGAGATAATGAAAGATTGCTACATCAAACTCCATTGTCGTGCTGTCCTTTAATTTTGTTGCCTTTGCCTTCATTTCTTTGTCTCCTTTATTCTGTTGATACTCTACCAGCGTTTACTAATGATGCTGTTATTTCTGTCCCCACCGATACACCACTAGATAATCGTTCTGACGTACTCCATGCGGTAGTATTTGTTCCATATATTTTTAATTTATTACCTACTGTTGCATAACCTCTGCCATGTCTGGTTCTTGCATGAACCTTCCAATCAACAAGGGCTTGGTCTTCCACTAGCTTGACTACCCAACTACCACTTTCATACCGGGAAATCTTTCCAAAACGGTTACCAGAAGCAGTCCAGTACTCCCATCGATACCCCCCACTACCAGCATTGACACTATGCCAATCACTAGAACCATCATATAGCTGTACAGAACAGTTTGATGAGTTATTAGAAACAAAATATATATATCGATAAACAACACTGTCAGGAAAAAATCCAAGCTCTATAACACCTGCTACATATTCATCGATACCATTAAGTGTTGAAGCGTATATTTTATCTCCTATATTTATTGCCATTATTTTATCCTCACTAGTTGTCTTTTATTTACTTTTACATCATTCCATTCTTTTACATTCATTGATTTATAATAAGTTGCTATTACTCTTTCCGGATGTAGTATTCTTGTTAATAATCTTGCTTTGGTTAATTTTCCGTTTTTTGTCACAGTTAATGGCGTTCCAGATGAGTATTCTTTATCGACATAAGCAAGAACAAATCCTGCTACAGATATAGGCAAATTATCGTAACTATCTACACCAATAAACTCAGTGTTATCTTTGACAGCTTTGGTAGAGGAAGCCGTAAAAGTAGAGGTATCAGTTGTTATTCCTATGATTCCTTTTTCAGCATATTTATCCGCTTTCCTTGTAATTCCATTTTGGTCTCTCACATAACAATACCCATATTCTACGTCTACTCTATTATCTATTTCAATAGCATCTGCATAATCATTCCCCACTGCCCCAGTTATACCATTAGAAGTTGTAGATGCTTTTACGCTGCCATTATAGTAAAGTTGAAGCGATGAATTCTGAGTGTATTTAATGGCCCATTTACCAGTTTCATCATCATACAATCCTGCTTGTGTGTCACTTCCCATAAACGACCAATGATTTCCTGTAGAACGGGTTATCTGAATACCACTCCAATCTGTTGAGCCAAGTTGATTTATCTCCAGCAAGCCACTTCTATCAGCAGCATCTCTGAGTAGAATACCATCAACTGTTGCTGAACCTCCTACAGTTAAGTCATTGGTTATACTTAACCCGCTTTCTCTCAAGATCATTTCTTGATCTAAATCCACGGACACGTCTTCTGTAACATCACTTTTTAATTCAAAGGACATGTAAGCGCCAGTAGATGAATCGACATTAACTTCTATTCTTCCAGCGTTCCCAGATCGATCCGGTATTTTACCAACATGATTAAATGTAAGATTAGCGTTACCACCACCATCGTTGATAGTCATCCCTACAGAGCCACTGCCATTCCCAGCTACGAAATAAGATGCTTCAACAGCATCGTCTACATATAAAGCTCCAGTAAGGGTTCCACCACTTAATGGCAGATAATCTCCTGTTATGCCTATATCTTCAGGTGCTACTTTTTTATGTGACGAGGTAGAAGCATCATAGATAATCAAGCTGTCATTTACTTCGTCAACCGTATCTATAAGTGTTAAACCACTTATATCTGGAACGGTTGTCCCAGGGTCACCTTGATCACCTTGAGGCCCTTGAATACCCTGTGGCCCTTGTGGGCCAGTATCGCCCTGTGGCCCTTGTGGGCCTTGAACTCCCTGTGGTCCCTGTGGGCCTGTTGCTCCTGTTGGGCCAGTGGGACCAACAATTTCTACTGTATCATTTATAAGTCCATTAAATGCAACAACCTTGCCATTCGGCCCCGGCTTGAGAATGATATCTTCTGCGGTATAGTCGGCTATCCATGGTTTCCCGGAGAGGTAATGTTGGACAAACAGGTCAGCATTGCAACTACTATCTGTGGAAAAAAGAATATCATCTTGATAGCTTATATAATTTTCACCAGAAAATTGATTCCATGCGTAGATATATAGCTGATTTGTCGTTATTGTTCCTGATAAACTCAAATCATCAATCGTTGCAGTTTGCACAGTATCATTTACTATAAGCTTCATAATGTTATTGGGAATATCAAGAATGAGACCTACCATATCCTCCAAAGATGCGGTTGCGTAGAGGTATTTGCGTTGAACATCTGCTCCTGATGCAAACTCCCAAAACTCTAAGGCATATTGATTTGTAGCTTCTCGATACTGGATAGAAATTTTATAAAAATCTGATCCATAACTGACACCCCAACCAACTATATCTCTATAGTTTGCTTGTGTGCCTGATCCAGTAACATATGAACAATAACTAAGCTGAGAAAACTCATCAGTGATGTCATAAATAAGTTTACCATCTTGACCAGAATTCCCGCCAAGTCCATATGCCCCGAACTTTTTCCATGCGGTTGTACGTACAGCTTCATCTACTGTATCAGGCACATCTCCATGTTGGTTTTCGAAAGTTGCACTTTCACAATCAACTATCGAATAATTGCTGTTTGGCAATGGCTCAGCAGCGGGAGGATCACCTAAAGTGTTATAGATCCCCCCGCACCCGATAAAGGGAAGAAAATTACCATCATCATCAGTGCCGCCAATCTTAATGCTCTTGACCGTTGTCCATGCACTGTTTGTGTAGACTCGTAATCCGATCTCATCTCCATCAATGTAAATCCTCCTATCTCCCTCGTCTGGGGAATCTATTGTTCCGGTTCCTTCGAAACCAACAGTTAGGGATCCGGATATATCACCAAAAAGTGCCTGAAGGAATCCGGTTACCATCCGGTTTGCGGCAATACTCCCAGCCGGAACCCACTCAGAAGGAAGTAGTGAAGTAGTCGCCGAAGCGTAAGTCCATCCAGACAGGTCTCCAAGTTTCGTGAGCTGCCGAAGCCGGTAGAACAATTCTCTTCCTTGCGGATCATTGGCATACGCTTCTTCTCCAGTGAGAGCCCCTACCGGCGGGATGTTAGGATGGTAAAACCGACTTATCCGGTAATCGATTGCTGTCACCGCGTCCTGCACATCATCTCTCCAGTGAGTCCCGTCCATCTTGAGGCTATACCAGGGACCGCCGGATGAGGCTGCGACTTGGATTTCATACTGGTAGCCATTTGATAGTGACGCCTGGGGCGTCCAGGATAGTTCTATAGCACTGGTACCGAATGCCTCAGCAGCAATCGTGACGTCAGCTGGTGTGGTCGTGACTCCAGAAGTTGGGTTATCATATCCATCTTCCAGATCAGAATAGGTAGGTCTGTCATCAAGCTCTTCATTCAATGTATCGGAAGATTCAGGGGCAGCAGACCCGGTATTTATCTCGATCGTATCCCCGGTAACTGGCGAGGGTTTCTCGACCACTTCAACGATCTCGATTTCAGTGTACGCGTTCACCATAGGTCCACTCGGTGAGTGATGCTTATAACCGATGATTTTTCCGGTAAAGCTTTCCTCAGAATGTGGATCGTTGAAGGTGATCCAAGCTCCGCGCTGGATATGCGGCATCCAGTAGGTACCGAACCGGACCGTCCGCCTGGCGGCTTTCCCTTGCTCAACTACGTACTGACAGACGTAATTCGATATCTCACCGTCAGTCATCCACCGGCCATCGATCGGCTTTTCTACCAGGTCAACTTCGTCGACAAGAGACTCTGTGAACTCTACGCGATAGCGCTTATTAATCCGGTAGGGAGTTCCGCGGATCTCAAACTTCGTAATTGTTATCGAAGATCCTCCGTTATTACGAAGGATGATCTCACAGCTTCCCGGCTTTTGGGCTGTTGCTGATGTAGACCCGTTGAATGATACAAGCTCCAGATTCGCGGGAGAATCGCACTCAATGTCAGAACCAGATCCAGTAGCTCCGATCGTGGGAGTCGTGACCGGCGTCGCGTACTCCCACCTCTCTCCAGAGTCAGGGTCTTTGAACTCAAGTCGGCCGATGGCAGATGAAGAAGCGCCACCTGGCCAGTATTCACCTGCAGCAATCTCTATTGATATCTGTTTCGTGTAGGCGTTGTAGCTTTCAACACTTTTCCAGATCACCCTCGGCGCAAGGTTTTGGTAAGCGTCGTATTCCACATAAGCTTTATTCGCCCGGATATCAGTCCGGTTGATCTTTAGCCGTGGGCTTTTGAAGATGTTATTGTACCCAGTAACGCCGAAAGTCCATTCCGAGGATGGATCTGAATATCCATCAGAGACCGGAGAACGGAACCTAAGTTTCCCATCATATCGCCAGTAAAGCTCACCGGCGAACGCTTCTTTCAGCTTCTTCAGTTCATCCCAAGCAGGCTTGTCACCGATCTGGATCACATCCTTCTCAACCGAAAGGGTATCTGCGTCCACATCACCTGAGGCAAGCCCGAGTTCGGAGGCGAGACGATGCACGATGCTGGTTGAAGGAGATGAAGGGTTACTGATCGCGAATGAAGAGAGAATTGCAGGGGATGGCTTTCTTCTAATGCCTTTCATTCTTGTGAGATCAACCAGGCGGAGCGATGCAGTCCGGTCGTAAGGCTCTCCCCCCTCTACCTGGATACCTTCCTCGTCAACATAACCGGTGAATACTCGTATCCATGAAGTACTCCCAAGCTTCGCTTCAACTGCCGCAAGGAGCCCGGAATGCTGACCGTTGGAGAAAGAACCGTCGGTATTCCTGAGCTTGATCGTCCACTGCTGGTAGTCCTGACGTGCTTCTCCGGCTATCTGATTATTGTCGATCGATGAGGTGAGGTTCTCTGACGCTTCGGAGAAATCTCCATCATCGTCTGTATCGATAAGGAGCCGGTATTGACGTGAAGCGGTAAGGTCGGAAACGAGGTCATTAAATCCTGCATCGGTTGGAATGAAGTATGGCACCTTACGCCCCCAACCATTCAACCGTTCCGCCGGAACGGATGTATTGCCCGATTATCGTCTGGAGGATATCTCCAAGGCGCGGGGCTGTCTGATCGTCAATCACATTGACACCGGTCTCTCCGATGTGCACATGAACCTCAAGGGTGATGTCCTGAACGGTAGTAGAGCCGCCATGGACCGATGCTGGGCTCATGCCGCCTTCGATTCCTGAATAATTCCCGATATCTGCCTCAGTGATGTCTCCAGGATTCAGAGAAGAGTCAATTCCGTAGTTCGATTGAGTGTCCCAGAGAGCCGCAAGATTCCTGCCGGTGATCCTGCTTAACTTCGTGTCCTTCCCGCCAGCTTTCCACTTCCATGGTTCTAATGGACGCTTGGCAACGCTCGCGAAGAACTTCCCGATATTGTACAAGATATTGCCCATCCATTCGAACACCGAGACAACCATGATCACTGGGGTCATGATGAGTTTCAATGCAAAGGCAAGCCCTTCCATGAGGGGGGCGATTATCTCAAGGATGGGAACTATTACCGAGAGGATGGACCCGAACATCTGCAGGAAGGGAGTAAGCACCATAGCCACTATCTCGATAAGCGGAGCGATAATCGTGAAGAGCTGCTGAAAGATCACAACCGCAACCTGCACAATATTGGCCACCGCCAACCAGAGGGGAAGGGTATTCTGAATAAGCTGACCAAACATCTTGATAACCGGGAGGAGAATATCGGCAACATTCCCGACGAGTACCAGGACGATATCAATTAGAGGGCGAAGCGCCTCAATGAGTGGACCGATCAGCCCGGAGACTGCAGCCTGCAGCAGTTCGTTTACCGCTCCCATTACTTCCTGGAACTCTTCGGTGGAAGTGATTAGATTCATAAACCAGCTCACCGCAGTGCTTATTGCTCCGGAAAGCCCCATGATCATGTTGTCGAGGGTTATGAAAGAAAGGTTCTCGAATTGAGTTTTGATCCCTTCAATCATATCGCTTACCTGATGCTGGACACGATAGAGTGGATCTTCTTCCATGCTTCTCTCATGCTCAGCCTGCTTTCTCTGCCGTTCGAGATCCTGATAGTGCAGGATGAGCGCTTCAAGTTCTCTGTAGGCTGCTACTGCCTCCTGGATCTTATCTCTCTCGATCTCGTGTTTCGCTTTACCGGAGACCTGGCTTTTGGTCCAATCAGTTTTGGTGCTTTCTTCGAGGGCTTCAAGTTGCTCATAGAGCATCTCAAGGATAGGCTCGAACATATGAGCGGTTTTTACTGCTTCTGCCTGAGCATCTTTGAACCATGCGATTTGAGCTTGTATTGCTGCTCTTCTTCCCTCATCAGTCTGCGCATAGGCCCCGTTTACCTTATTCAGCCAATCAACCAATGCTTTTGCATTAGCCTCTTCTTTTTGCCTTTTAGCTTCCTTTTCCGCAGCAATCTCAGCAAGCCTCTCAGCTTCTTCTTTTAACCGTTGCCTCTCTTCTTCAGAATAGGCTGAGTTCATCGCCTGGTACTTCATCTCGGCAGTGTGCGCAACTTTCTTCGCCTCCATCTCTTCCTTTAGAGCAGAGATATAAGCTTCTGTATCCTTGAGACCGGCATGATTACTGGCCTGCATGATCTGCAGGGCAGTTGTAGCCGATTCAAGCTTCGATTGCAGTTCGGCATATCCAAGCCCGGAGAGAGAATCAGAGCCTTCATTTTTGAAGTCTTTCATCGCGTCCCGAAGGTCGAGAATCGCGGTTCTTCCTTCGGTCGCCTTGGTAATGATATCCGTAAGCCCCTGGAGGAACGGCTTGATCCCCTCCGCTACCGCCCTACCAATGGTCTCTTTGTAGTCCCCCATCGCGTTGTCAAACTGCACGATTGCTGCAGCACCGTTATCAGCTTTCGCCTTTGCCACTTCGAAACTGTTTGCAAGAGCATCTTGGGCGATCCTCTGCTTTTCAGCTTCGGAATTTGCCGACCTCATGGCAGGGATAAGCTCCTGGAGGGCAGCGTAATCCCCTTGCATCGCCCTTGCTACCTTGCGGATATTCTCCTGCAGGCCGCCACCATAGGCCTCTGTGAGGCCGATAGCTGCTTTTGCGGCATCATCCAGGCTGTCGGCAGCTACGCCTTGACTACGGGCCATCTGCATAAGCGAGAGTACGGCCTCATCGCCGTACTTGGTCATACTCTGGATCTCGGAAGCTGCGGCTTTTAGACCCGGGAGAAGATCTCCTGCAGCATCCCCGGAGGCCCTAAGGGCTGCTTCAAGGCCCTGCTCGGCCTCGATCTGCTTCCCGTAGAGATCAACACTTTCTTTTACCGCTGCAGCAACGGCTTTTATCGTTCCAACTGCAGCCTGATACGCCGCCATTGCCCCAGCTACCGCTCCGGCAACACTGGCCCAGTTATCCTTCAGAGAAGAGGCTACGTTTTTCCCGGACCCCTCCATCCCCTGGAGCGCTTTCGTCGCTTTTCCAGTGGCATCAGAGACGGTCTCTTTTCCAGCTATTTCAACGGTGACTTTTCTTGCTGGCAAACTTCTCCTCCATCTCCCGGTTTCTCAAGGTGTTCCACTGGCCCCGAATGAGCTGGTAGATCACCACATCCCGCATCGGCTGCGATCCATAACCGCCGTCGTATTTCCAGGACCCTGAAAACGCGCCGTCTGCATCCATGAACGTGAGTGCTTCATTCACCCACGATTCCCACAATCTCATGAGCTCCCAGGGGTTCCGCCCGTCTGGGAGCTCGGAATCCTCTACGAACTTGGCTCTTCGGTAGCACCACTCTGTGACGTCTCGGATATTCCGGACGTCGCATGCGCTAAAGGGCGGTTCCACCGCATGATGGCTTCAACCATCTCCTTTGCTACCTCAGGAAATTGCAGGATCTCTGCGACCTGTTCGTCGGTCAGGCCGCTCTTTACTACCTCAGATCCGTTCTCATCGGGCCCTTCGTAGTTATGCTCAGCAACACCGTGCTTGATCCGAAGACGGATCAGATCAGACGCGGGACGCCCCTGCACATCGGTAAGCTCTGCGATCTCCTCATCGGTAAGCTCCGCAATCAGATCGCCCTCATCAAGGTCGGGATTCTCCTTCATGAGTTTTGCCATCTTGGTCTTGATCTTCGTAGGAACAGTTCCCGCACTTCGCATTGACTCAGCGTTGATATCATCTGCAGCAGTGACCGAGAACTTCCGGGGCTTGAACCAATACCCCGGAATACTACTCATCGTATGTTTAGGCCCTGCTACCGTGCGGGAAGCAACGTCTTTCCAACTCATTATGAAACCTCCGTGCTCATGATCATGTGGATTGTTACCGGGTCATCGTAGGGGCTTCCGAGAGGATTCACCGCCTCGAACTCGATCGATGCATCATAGACCCCTTCGTTTTCCGGACGGGTGAAGGTTTTCAGCTCACAGGATGGCATATCGACGATCACCATCTCAGGGATAGAGTCGGCAATGGTTTTCCCTTTGAACTCGAAACAGATCGCGGCGTTCTGGCCGTTGAATACCTGCTCTCTATGCTCGTAGGTATCCTCATCGAGCCGGAGCTGCAAGCTTCCTGTCGCCTGGAACTTCCCTTTCTGGTGGTACTGCCGGTCTTCCGAGCCCTGGCCATACCCGGATTCCCGGGAATTGTTGGTCATCTCTACCGCCACATTCGACACGTAGGAGTAATCGCTGCCGCCGAGGCTGGTAGATCCCTTGTGGAATAGAAGCGGATCCACATCTTCCAGGGAAAGCGCGCTCTTCTCAGGAAGCTCGAAGGTGAGAGTATTGCTTCCGGTGGCGGTCGCCGTAGCAGAAAGCTCCAGCTCACCGGATTCGGCAACGGTGGTGATCGAAGATATCGTGGTATCTGTAGGAATCCCCGTCCCTGATACCTCCATGCCGGCTACCAGTCTCCTGGTATCAACCCCGGTTACCGTCGCATCCCCGGAGGTAATGGTTGCTGAAAGGCTTTTCGGCCCGATCTCGTGGAGCGAGAGCATCCCGCCGTCGCTTTCTGCCATTGCCTGCAGGGCTGCCGAGATCCCCAAAGAATTGACCACAGAGCCCACATAGGCTTCCGACTTCTCCCGGCCGTCTACCTGCAGGGTGAGGGTAGGGCGCTCAGTGTCAGTGAGATCAACAGGCAGAGAGTAGAGATACACCCCGCTGTCTGCAGAGGTGAAGAACAGGTATACCCAGTGATCTTTCCCCTGGCTTGCGGCAACACTGATGATGAGTCCGGCATCAACATCATCTTCCCCGAACACCTTCTCGCATTCGTAGTCGTCATAAGCATCGATGGTTGAAACGAGCTCTCCGACTGTATCGGTGCCCGCATCTGCAAGACTGATCGAACCGGCGGTACCGAAGTTTGTATCACCGCTTTCAGACCCTTTCGCCCCAATACTTGCAGCAAGGGTGTCCCCTGAAGTATTAGCAACGACCTTACAGCTTGCAGAGGCTCCGTTGTACCGAAGCCGGATTGCAGCCCCTATCTGAATCGCGGATATATCCGCACCCAGAAGGCTGTACAGCATCAGCAAAAACGCAGGCGTTGGCCTGGTGGTGATGGGGACATTCCCACCGGCTGCTTTTGAGGTGAGAAAGAACCCGCTGGTCATGTTCCGACCGGTAATAACCGGATCCTCCGATTTGTTCGCGACCGTGTCCAGATCGGCCACCCCTCTGATGGGGAGGACGTAGGCAGGGGTAGCGAACTGTCCCGACGAAGCTTCTTTAGCTACCGTCACTTTGGTTTTGTTTGTACTTGGCATCTTCTGCCTCCCTTATAAGTTTTCCCGGCAAACGAGAATCTGCTCGATCGCCTGTATGAACTCTCTCCGGTCCCGGTATTCTCCGAGTGGGGAGGGATCTCCATCTCCCAGGAGGACGCGGTTCAGCGCTCCCCAAAAGGTAAAATCATCTTCCACGATCCTCTTGATCGCTTCGCGGTAGCACAGAAGGTACTTCTGGATCTCCTCAGGATCATTCCCTTCGATCTCAATCAGCACCCTGAGGTCCATCTCGTCGAACCCGACAGGGTGCGGGCCTTCTGTATCCCCGTAAAGCGTCTGCCATGACCCGGGGAGAATGAATATCCTCGGACTGGCATTCGTATCAGACTCATAGGTCTCCATGTACTCCCAGGTCGGGATCGTGATTCCTTCCTCTGTCCCGATTGTTGTGAGCTGGGCTGGCAACTGTGCTGAAAGGTAGGTTTTTACCTTGCTCGCTGTTTTGTACATCAGATAAGCTCCTGGGCTTTCTCATAGGCCCACTTATGAATCTTCTGCGCCCATCGTCGCTTTCTTACCTCGGTAAGCTGCACGACCTTCCGCTGCGGCATTCCCATCGTCCCTTCTTGGTGTCTATGCGCATAAGGAACAACGGTACCAAATACCGCCTTTTGCCTTCTGATTTCCCGGACTGAATCAGCGCCTTTGTTACCGGTAAGGGAAGCCTTCAATCTCCCGAAGAGCTGCATGATCTTCCTCCCCGGGTAATGTCGTTCTTTCCATTCCCTGTACCTTGGGCTCAGCGCTTGGAACTTCTCAGGGTCTCCCTGGGAGGAGAAGATACGCTTCTCCATCTCGGTGAAATCGTCGTACAGGGTCTCAAAGATCTCACTCATATCACCCATAGCCTCACCGTATCTGGTGAAGCCACGGACAAAACGCTGGGTTCCGACTGTATCAATCGACACGACTACCATGCTGCTTCCCCCCGCTTGTATTCGCGATCGATCTTTGCACTGGAAGAAGGCTTCGAGGCATACGATTGAGGGGGAGCCAATACAGAAGGATTCTTCATAACCCGATCCAACATCTTGTTGAACTGACTCTGATAGGTCGCCGCGTAATCGCTTTCCATCCGCTGTGACCGGTAGAACTCGGCAACGCACCAGAGAATCGCCATCTCTTTGAGATACGCGATACCAGAGGTATCAGTGACTGGCAGGGTGACAACGGTTCTTATTTCAGGATCGATGATCGAATCAGAAACATGAGAGCACCATGCGGTCACATCGGCCGTCGATGGGCTGCTCGTTGCGCTGATCGTCATCTTGGGAAGTCTTTCTGTCACATCTGCCAGTGCACAATAGGGCATCGGTTATTCCTCTTCTCTCTCAGGCTCTACCGGCTTTACAGCCCGTTTCTCCTGCTTCTCGATGCGCCTCTCGACGATCTTCGCGATCCCTTTCTCTTCCAGGGTTTTCGCATAATCATCGGGAGCCTTTGCAACTCTCCCGTTCCGGTACTTCACGATGCACATCGCTTAAACCCCCGCGTCCTTGGCGAGAGCTTCGAGCTCATCCATGTTGTAGTTGTTGATGTGCTTCAGTTCTACCTCAGCTTCTTTCAGCTTTTCATACAGCTCTTTTTTGCTGGGCTTATCGTCATCGCCACCTTTTTCTTTTTTGAGGATTTTAACCTCGCCACGTTCGGCAAGGATTGAGGCGATACCTTCGTTGTATTCGGTCTCGAAGCCAACCTTTGTTCCTCTCAGATACTTCACCTTTACCATATCTCCGTCTCCTATTACCCGGACAGCTTTCTCCCCGGTGTGCTTCTCAAACGCCTGGTAGTAATCAGCGTCTGGGATATGCGGACGATTCCGCTTGTACCTGTTTTGGTACTCGTAATCCGGCCTATCACTGAGTATGTACGGTTTATGGTCAAAACCGATAAACTCAATCCGTTCAAGACCCCACTTATTCGCAATCGCTCTCCATCTGCGTACCCAACTTCTCTTGTCCTGCATTGCCATATCAGGGGAGAGCACATCAGGCCCCCCGAGGTCGAACCCGCAACATACGATCTTCTCGAAACCCTCATGGAGGGCCTGTGCAACATGGGTGGTACCTGAGTCCTTTCGGTACTCATGCGGGCAAGTAAAATCCTTATCCACCACACTAAGCTTTCCCAGGTGACCGCCCCATATCTGGTATGAATGCCCATCCTTTTTACGAGCTTCTGCAGCTGCTTTCATCGGCTCAATGTGCCCGTTCAAGCGGGTGAGGATCTCCCCGTATTCGGTGAATATCCAGTTCGACCCCCACACCTCACCATCCCAAGACCGTATGAAGCCGTCGTAAGACAACCTGCTTATTCCGTTACCAAGGATGAGCACCTTCTTCACATGCTACCCCTTAGCTGTTGACCACTTTCGCAGCCAGCTGAGGGAATCCATAACCAGCATTGCTTCGCCCGTGAGCGAAAAACAGCATCTGGCGGCTGGATTTCTTTTCTTCCAGCTCAGGCTTCGGCTCTTCTCTGGTTTGCAGGATGAAAGGCTTTATGGTTCTTCCGGTGCAAACTCCATACCAGTCGGTGGTATCATCTTGAGCAGGCAGAGGAATTACCTCTTTGATGAACATGGAGGGTACGTTTTTCGACGTCGCTCCCTGCACTTCGGTTACAGCCTCAAGAACCTTGCCATAGATCTCGACAGGACACACGATGGTATCCATCTTGATCCTGAGCTTACGACCGGTGTCGCTCTTGTAGTTGTACATAGCTGCGTAGGTCGAAAGAATATCGGCCTGGATGTGAGCAACCGTGTCGGCTCCTGACCCTGCGAGAAGGTTGTCGTTTACCGATCGGTTCGCAAAGAATGCACTGCCATCGTAGGCAAGCTTGGTTGTACCGTCTGAGAAGAGATCTTCGATCATCTCCCAGCGGTGCTCAAGCAGCGCTCTCGGAAGCTCTTTTATGCGGTCCATGAGCATTCCGTACTGATCGTCGTCAAGGCTGTTTTTGTCGACCGGGATCGACGCCTGCCAGTTCTTGTTCGTGATCGAGTAATCGTACTCTTCGAGCTCTTTTGCTACGATTTCCCCGAGCCATTCAGACACATCGGGGATGTCGCCGAGCCAGCCGTACTTTTCCGACGCATTGTTGGAAGGCGCCATCATGGCAACCCTCTTTATCTGGTCGAAATCAGGGCTTTTGGTGAGCTCGGCGTATGCTTTCTGGAACGCAACCTTTAGGCCGCGCTCAAGTCCAATTGCAAGTGCCATATGCTACTCCTATCCCAGGTATACCGGGTTTGCAAAGTCGACTAAGACATATCCTGTCTTGAAACCGACACACAGAAGAGCCCAGGTTTTTGAGCCTGCGGTCTGTGTTAGGGTATTGTCGTCGGAGAGATAGAAGAGCTCCCCCACATCCGACTGAACTGCACCAGTATGGGCAACCCAGCATTTCCCGCGTTTTACTTCGATTTCGTCATGGTCGCCATTGTCGACCTCAAACGCCTGCCCTTGCCTGCCTGTATAAACCCCAGCAGGAGGAAGGCTCGCGGTATCCGAAGGGACATCCGCATAACCATCGGCGTCAATCTGAAGCAAGGCACCCTCATAGTAGGTGTCATTACCTGCGGTTTTGAGCTTGAGGATGCTCTGGTCTCCTACAAACTCGCGTTTCGTAGCTGCTGTTAATGCTGCCATTACTCAACACCTCCATAGGTTTCGAGATCCTCTTCGGTGAGTCCGAGCTTATCGAATGTTTCCCTCTCTTCATCAGAGAGCACGATTCTATCGCTCCCACCTTCGCCGGTCCCGTGGCTGCCGTAATCGACTGCCTTCGGAAGATCGGCGAGAACCGTCTCGGTGAAGTCCGGGTTCTCATCGAACCGGCCTTCCCATTTCTCCTTGTCCTTCGGAAGAATCCTTCCATCGGAGAGAGCTGCCTCAATGACTTCCTTCTTTCGCCGTGCGACGGAGTCACCCTGAAGCTTCTTCACCTTCTCGGACAGGTCTTTGTTGGTTTCCTCAAGGACGCTCTTTTCGCCCTCAAGCCGTTTCACTGACTCACCAAGCTCTTTGACCCTGGTGGCCGTTTCAGCAAGACCGAGTTCCCGGACCAGGAGCGCGCGTTCCTCGTCGGTAGCCTGCGGAATTACTTTCAGCACTTCTGCAAAGTTCATACCTTTGCCTCCTTGTATGGTCTCCCGATCCGTATCGGCCGGGGATTTTCCTTTATCACTCAGCTCCACGTTGGGAAGCTGCTTCATCACTGGGCTATTGGTGAGTGCGCATCCTACGAAAACCGGATACACATAATCACCAGAATCGATATCGCGAACCATCCAGATTTCAGCTGAGTAATACCGATAGCGCCGTGCCTTCACGAGGTCCTTCCCTCGTTCGGTCCAGTCCCATTTCACCTCAAGCCCGGATTCACCAACACGCATATCAGAAAGCCATCCATTTGCCTCACCACGATCGTGATCGGTATCTAGGAAGGGGATGGTGTTCTTGAGGGAATCCTGGTTCTTCACCATGGACTCACAGAAAGTCCGGGTGATTACGATATCTCCGTACTTATCACTCCGGGTAAGTCCGATCGGGATTACCTGCTGCCACTTGTCCGAAGCCTCGGAAGGCACCTCAGCCAGAGAAAGGCACACTGGATCTGAATCAGCTGAGAAGTGATATCCATTACCGTCCTTCTGTCCGAACATCGCGTTCGCTTTCAGGACTGCCTCGATCTCGGCATCGATGATGTCCGCACCGTCGGTTAGAAGCTCTTCAATCGCCTTATTAGCTACTGCAAGCCACTCATCGATCTTGTCCTCAGGGAGGAACTTATTAAACTTCGGTACGTCTTCTCTTACGAACATACTTCTCTCCTATGCGCTCTCGGCTTTCATAACGGCGATAACCATGCACCGGCAGCGGGCAGGGGTGCCTTCGCATTCAGGATCCGGTACTATAAAGTCCTCTTCCCCAGGTGAAACAGTCCTTCCGTCCTTTGGCCTGCAGATCATGCAAGCATTGCCGTCGAGAATTGCTGACCGGTAGTAGTAATCAACTCCGTCGTCAGCCTTCTCAAGGGCCTCCTTCCGGCCGTGCCCCCATCCCTGATTGACTGCAGTTGATGCGAGGGCTGCCCAGGTAGCGTCGGTGATCCTCTCTCCTACCTTCAATTCAAGCCGACTTCGAAGCTCATCACCGGCAATACCTTCTTTCCGGAGGTCCAGATACATGGAGAAAATCATCGTCTTGAGCTTGTCTGCAGCTCCCTCAACCTTCATGGAGATCTCTTCGTCCATGATATCGAAAAGGGTCCTCTGGCCTGGAGGGTCTGCGAAGGAGAACGCGGAAGAAGCCTGACGGTTGACTTCACTCAACACCTCATCAGCTCCCCTCTCGTAATTCTCCTTGTAGGCGGCCATGAGGATAGAATGCATATCCTTCTTCCCGGGAACTGCTATGTTCTGGATCTTTTTCCCGCCTACAGCCTGTATGATGATTGATTTCTTCTGATCGGCTGCAATCGCAAGAAGCTTTTCCTTGACTGACCCCTCAGAAGCGTCAAGGTTTATCTGGATGGTTGGAATATCCGAAAGGCTTTCTTCCTTCGTGAGTTCACGATCTGCGAATTGCCATCCGGTACGATGCTCGTGATCATGGTGCTTTTTCTTCTTGGGATCATCTTCTTCGTCCTCTGTCTCCTGATCCTCTTCGGCCTCTTCGTCCTCAGGGGGCTCTTCATCGTCCTTGGATTCTTCATCCTCCGTGTCCTCATCGTCAGGCTTGAGCCCTGGAGGAAGTTGTCTGGCAGCTTCCCGCTCCTCAGGATCAATTTCAGGGAGTCCGAGAATCTTTCGAACTGAGTTCTCAAGCTCAGCGTCAGAGGTGATGATACCAGCACCTTTGAGGCTTGCGATCGTGGCAAGGTCAAGCTCTTTGATGTTCCCGACTTTCAGAACAGGGTAATCTTCAACATCCCAGTTGTAATCGACCAGCTGGCGAATAACGAACCGGTTCAGCGTCTCACAGATATACTCCGCATCCTCCTGCAGGGAGGTGAGGAACACATCGATGAAGCTCCCGCCAAGGGCGCGACTGCCGGTCTCTGTAGAACCAAGGTCAAGCCACTGAGCAAGGACTGAGCGGCTTATCATCTGGTCGTAGTACTTAATCGCCGAGAGCATGTCAGGCATGCCTTTCAATCCGTCGGTAAGAAGTTTGATGTCAAACCCTTCCGGAAGCGTTCCGTAGGCTTCTTCGTTGCTCTGTATGGAGAGAAGGAGATCAACCAGTGCCTCATGCTCAGGAGATCCCTGTTTCGTGTCCCGCGGGTGGGTACCCAGGGGGAAGCCCACACCGTACCGTTCGAATGCGATCGCCTGCAGTTTCTCAAGGTCGTTCTTAATCTTCCAGGGCTTATACGCCGCCCGAAGTTCACTCACCCCTTCCCAGTTATCCCCTTCGCGGTTATTGGTAAACACAACAAGCTTTTCAATCGGAATATCGAACCGTTTCCCGTCGGTATCCTCCTGGATCATGAACTTCAACCGGTGTTTATCCCTGTCAAAGTCCCACTCGACTATCGACTGGGGGAGGCGAGGGTCAAGCTTATGGATTCCAATCTTCCCATCTTCTCGTTTCACAAAAACCTTCTCGAAGGGGCTGAACCCGAAGGAGTTCTTCAGCTCAACATGGCGAAGGAAGTCTTTCCAGGTGATCGACATTTTCCGGAAAAGCGCTTCTGATACGAAGTCTGATATCTCCTGATCCTGGCCTTCATCACTGGCAGGTTCAATGAAGAAGTCAGCACCGATGATCGGGAGGCTCAATGCTCGAAGGACAGCCTTAATCTGTGGCTCACTCCTGCGCATCTCGTTGTAGATAACCCTTCCGGTCCTTCCCTGGAGCTTGCGAAGGTATTCCCCAGTCTCCATCTCCCGCCAGAGGGGGGAGTTACCGGCAACACCAATAACGGCCATTACCAAGACTCCTTGCGGTAGCCAGCCATAACTCTGCGGCTCGACTTTGTTTTCCGCTTAACAGGTAGAATCTTCGGAGGCGAAATGTCTGCTACACAGAGAGCAAGGCCATCTGCCCGGTCAGGGCTGGTGATCCCACGCTTTTTCATATCATCCTTCGACTCAAGGATCACTTTCCCGTCGGGCTTCACCTTGTAGTTCCGGCTGGTCATCTGCCCAACGAGATCCGCATCATCAGGAAGCTGCAGCACCGAAAGCCGGTCCTTCATGTCGGCCCATATCTTGGTACCTGCGTTCGCGTAGTCATCATCGCCAGCCCCCCCAAAATTGAAAGCTATCACAATGATATTTAGCTCCTGCTCAAGAAGGCGAAGGAAGTCCACGGGAGAAGATCCGACGCCTGTCTCATCCACTCTGACCTGAATAGTCTGCTCATAGCCTGCAGCACGGTAGCTTTTCACAATCCTGGCAACCTCACCGGCGAGAGTAGGCCCGTCAAGCTGATAGAAACCCTCTATCGGGAAAACATGATTACCCTTCCGGTGACAGACTACGGACTCATCATCCCCGAACCGAGCAGGGTCAACCCCGATAAACACCATACCCTCCGGATCCACTTCCTGGGTAATGGCAGCTTCGACCAGGTCAAGCCGGATAAACTGGGAAGGGCTCCCCAGGGGAAACTTACCCTCAACACGAACCCGGTAGACATCAGATTCCTTGCCGTACTTCCTGGCGATCCTGTCGGCATAGGCGGGAGACACATTGTCGCTTTCGGTCGAACTGAAGGTAAACCGCACATAGAAAGCAGCATCCCGGTGAAAGGCGTTGTAGAACGATCCTGAAAGGATGGTCGGGTTTCCAGCCATCAGGAGCTTTGCCCCATCATTGGTGAGAGCTCCCTCTACAACCTCCATGACGTTCTGGGCAACACCAGATGCCTCATCGATGACAAAAAGCAGGTGATCCGCATGGAACCCCTGCATATTCTCTGGCTTATTACTTGATCTCGGGACGGCAAACCAGGTATCGGCATACCCCTTGATGGCAAACCGTGTCTTTGTCCAGTCGTAGTCCTCGGCATTGATACTCTGGGCCGACCACTTACGAAGCTCCGGCCAGAGAAGGTCCTCAAGCTGGTGACCGGTTGGAGCGGTTGCGGGGACCCTACTTTCCGGAAACATGGTGAGAAACCACTGGATCAGCCATGCTTCCATTGCGGTTTTTCCGGTGCCGTGACCTGACTTAACCGCTACTGCAGGATGTTCACCAATCGCCCTGAGGGCGTCACGCTGCTGGCTGGTAGGTTTTACCTCGATGATGTCTTCGACGAACCAATCAGGGTGTTCCTGATACTGCAGAATCTCGTGGTCACTCAGAAGATCGATCAGCACCGCGCTTCTCCCGAATCTCCTTGAGTCGGTCGAGGATACTCTGATCTGCAGAATGGTTGATGTTGACGGTCTGCTTGTAGATTCCTTCGAGCTCTGCGAGGTAGCGCTTTTGCTCCCTGAGCTCGGTGTAGAGCTTTCCGATTGCCTGGCTAAGGCCGACAAGTGGGGAGTCCTTTGGCCCCGCCTTGGGAGCATGATCGATGTCGCGTTCGGTTTTCTTGATTCTCCGCTCGATGCGGGTGATGTCATCACGGAGATCTGCGATCCGGTCCTCAAGCTCCCGGGATAGCTCACGGATCCCAACGCGCTGACTTCGGCACCAAGCAAGACCGCGCTCAACAGTGCGAGAAGAAACATCGTACATCTCGCCGATCTGCTCAAGAGTCTTCCCATCCTTGTGGTGGAAGTAATACTCGATGTATTTTTGTTTGGCTGTTGAAAGCACACCCTTTCCTCTTCGCCTCCTCACGCGTGGGGCTTGGACACTCTTGGAAAGCCAGAGGCTTCCCGAAACTACTTACCCCGATAATCCACCCGAAACGTCTGAACTTTCAAGGAAGTTTTGTTCACTTTCGTATTCTGGGTAGATAATTTTGCGAATCCATCGGGTTGAGAGCCCCCATTTCTCCGCCAAACGGTCAAAAACAGCCTCCATGCTCACCCCGTACCCGGATTCCATGATGTTGTCGAACTCGGCTCTGATAGCCTCATTGCGCTCTTCGACAGCTGGAGCTATCGGAATCCACCACTTTTGGCCGCCATATTCGGTGCAAAATGCAACCCATGCATCGAACCCGAAGTGGTCGATCATCCACCTGCTGATCGTTCCCGGATCTCTCCTGTTCCCCTCCCGACTTTCCATCTCAACCTGCCTTTTTCTCTTTCGAAGCGGTAACCGGATCAAACACTTTCCCGGTCTCAATCATCTTCCCGAACATCTCAGGATCTTCCTTGAGGATTCTCTCGTCTTGACAGCATCGTCGACACTCACACATCTTGCAGGACTCAGGGTCATCAGGCCTCTTCCCAAACCGTTTACACACTGGGCCTAGAGCAAACTTGCTGTAGAGACCACATTGCCAGCACGAGTGCTGCACTCTCACTGCTGATCGTTTCTGCTCATCAGTGAGATCCAGATAATTCACCACGGTAACCTCGGTCATCTTCCGGCATTCAGGGCAGCCATTGCTCCTCATCGGGTAGATCGTCCCGCACTCTGCGCAGATGTAGGCATATCGCGCTTTTGGCCTCCTGTAGGAAATACCAAGTTTTTCGATAGCCTCCCTGAACCATTGCCGTCTTGGCAAATAATTCTTGTCGTAGTAATCCCGGTAATGCTCCCAAAGCGCTTCTAAGCCTGATGGAGAAAGCTGCTCGAGAAGATCCTTGATGTCTTTGAGTAGCGCAGTATTGTCACCTCTCGATGGATGTCGCACTTTCACCCCTTGTACGAATGTTTCAGAAGTCATCGTCATCGTCCTCCTCGAAATCGTCGAATCCTGGTTCCCTGGAAAGCTGCTCATCGATCTCAGCCTCCCTTCGCTTTTCCGCCTCCCGGTTTATCGCATCGAAGGTCACAATTTTACATCTCTCGAACGGGTGAGCGTCGTCGGTGTATTTCTCAACCCCGCTTTTAAGAAACCCCTCCAGTCCTGAGTAAACCGGCTTCGCCGTGTACTCCGTTGGGCTCGATACGATCAGGGCATAATTTTCCATGGCCTTCGCAATCTCATCCGGTTCGAAAAATCCAAGTGTTTTCCCGATGCCTTCGGTCTGTGAGAGGTTTACCTCCAGGTACCGGTAACGGGGGAGTGGGTGTTTCTTGGAGAGTTCGTTCCACCGATCGATGTGAGGCTGGATGCGGCTGGTTGGATTTTTGGAAGAATCTTCGTTTTGAGCCACAGAAGAAGAATTCTTTTCTTTACTCTCCTTTACTTTACTTTTCTTTACTTTACTTTGTGTACTTTCTGCTGACATTAACGGGGTTTCTGTATACATTAACTCCGTTTTTTCAGGGTTTATGTATGCAGAAACGTCCACTAAGAGGTAGTTTCTGTCTACATTAATTTTAATCCGTCTATCGATCGCTTTGAAGAATCGCTTTTGAATGCCTGAACTTGTGAGGATACCGTAGGTTTCGTATAGGTTTTTGTTGAATAAACCCAGGTTTATGCACTCATTAATCACGCAGGAAAGGTGGTTATTGTCAACATTAATCCTGTGTGAGAGGAGTTTCTGCTTACGGTAATTCCACTCAAGGTAGTAGTTTTCGGCATAAATCATCTTCAAAATCTTGAGAAAAATCATATGCCCCTCGAGGCCGTACTCGACCTCAAGGAGTAATAATTTCTCATCTTCATGTACATCCATCGGGAAATAATCGAGTCCAGTTTTTGTCGGTCGTGCCATTTATTGTAAGTCCTCCCAGCTTATCTAAGGTCAATTTTATACATGTTTTCAGAACGGAATATCGTCCTCAAAATCGTCTTCCCAGCTACCCTGATCCGGTTCACTCTTCTGTTTTGACGATCCTTTCGGACTGGAAAGAAGCTGTAGGGAATTGCAGTGAATGAGCACCTTGCTGTAGTTTTTCCCTTCGTGCTCCCACCGGTCCTGCCGCAGCTCCCCGGAGATTCCTACCTGTTGTCCTTTCGAGAGATACGGTGCTACCCCTCCTGGACTCCACTTTTGGACGTCGAAAAAGCTCACTTCGGTGGACCATTGGTCGCCTCGTTTTACCGACCTGTTTACCGCAACCGAAAAAGACGCGATCTCTTTCCCGCCGTTCGTGCTTCTTATCTCAGCATCCCTGGTGAGTCTGCCGATGATCATTACCTGGTTGATATCCTGGGCCATACATTCCTCCTGTGATGGGGAGCGCAAGGACTCCCGCTGCTTTGGTTATTCCTACTTCCCACGCTCGCCTGATAGCTTCGGCGGCCGAAGCCGCCTCAACTGTCCCGAGAAGGACGTCGCCATCCTTCCTGGTGTCCCATATTTCGCATAACATCATGCTGCTCCCTTTGCACTCGCCTCGGTGAGCTCATCCATGACAATCTTCTCGATAAGCATCTCCTGGATCTCCCGGGAATGGGTGATGATGATCGTGTGGCTTCGTCCGGACTGCCGGTGAGCCTCTTCGATCATCCGGTAGAACCTCTCTTTCGCTTCCGGATCCAGGGCACCATCTGCCTCATCCTGTATTGCCGTGAGAAACTGAATGCCGGTGTTCTTCGCACGAATGATACCGAACGCGTCATAGATCGCTTTCTTTATCCAGACGCCTTCACCTCCTGAGAGGGTACTGAGCTCCTGCTCGCTTCCGGATTCGGTGTCATGGATGTAGATAAGAAAGTCCTCGATCTGCTTCGTTTTCTTTCCGGATCCGCCGATCCTTGTAGTTCGGAATTCAACCCGGAAACGGCTGTCGTACGCTGCCTGAAGGAGGCTATTTGCTACCTGGGCGATAGACGGGGCGAGGTTGTCCAGCTCAAGTGCCTGAATCCCGTCAGGACCGCACGCCCTTGAGAGTAATCCCCATTCGTCAGCATCGTGTTTCTGTTTCACTGATTCTGATCGTATCTTCTCAGCCTTCTTCCCGGTTTCTTTGAGCTCATCAATTGCCCTGGTGTAGTAATCAATATTGTTCGTGATCTGCCGGACCTCTTCAGTTACTCGCTCAATTTCGATCTGCAGCTCCTCACGGGCCGTGGTGGCATCCTCAAGCGCTCCTTGAAGTCCATGTACCAAAACCGCCTCTTCAAGCTTCCTGACGGCACCACTGAGCTCTGCTTCCTGTTTTTCGAGCATGCCGATCTTTTCTTCTGCTGCTTCGATCTTCGCATGGGCGACCTCAGCCCGGCTTACCACTTCCCGTTCTGCATCCGGTTCGATCCATTCAAGGTCAGCGTTAATCTGTTCCAGCTCCCCCTGGCGTGGGAATAGAACAGGATACACTTCTTCAGGGTCTTCGACCCCTTCAATCTGAGCATCGTAAGCACCGATCGCTTCATTGATGCCGATAAGCTCTTTCTGGTGCCGGTCTCGTTCTTCCTCAAGCTTTTTCCGTTCGTCCATCCATGCTTCAAGGCGATCAGCAGGCCAGCTCTGCCCGCAAGTAGGGCAGGAATCAGACACTTCCTCGGAAAGCTTCTCGCCGATTGTGTTGATCCTAGTGTTGAGTGCATTCTGTCGGATTACCTTTTCTGTCTTGAGTTTCTCTATTCTCTTCCGTTCATCATTTGCTTCCTTCTGTTTCCGGTAATACGCGTCCTTCTGATGGGATATCTTTTCTTGATACCTAGAGAATTCCTTTTCAATCTCCTGCTTCTTAGAAGTGAGATCCCGATATTCACTCAATGCTTTTTCGGCTGATCCCTTCTTCTCAACAGCCCTCTCGTAGGTTCTGATCTCATCTCTAAGCTCTCCGATTTGATGGATCACTTCTCCGAGCTTGTACTCAGCTTCCTGACGCTGCTTTTGGGCTTCCTCCTGTTTTTCCATGCGCTTGAGAAGGTCAGCCTCTTTTGCAGTGATAGCTTCGTATCGTTCCTGCAGCGGTGGGATGGCTTTCTTTTTCTCAGCTTCATCCTCCTTGGCCTGGGAAAAAGATCCTTCAAGGTCAGCTTTTTTGGAGAGCTGCTCATCAAGTACATGCAGCTTACCAGCATTGAGATTCACCTCTGCCATGATTGATTTCTCTTTCTCCCTTGCCGTATCGCTAAAGCCCTGCAGGTAATCAAGTCCTGCCAGCTCACGGAAAAGACTCTTGCGCTCTCCCTTGGTTGCGTCAGAGAGGTCAGGGTTTCCTTTCGTCGATCGCTGGGAGATGAATGCACTTCTGAGGTACAGAGAGAGGGACCCGAATAGCGAATCAATCGCGATCATGTAAGGCTCTTTCCTGCCATTGATCTCAGGAAGGGGAGCCCACTCGCTATTGCCTGACCTGCTGTAGAGGTAGTATTCGACCGATCCTGATTTGTTCTGTCCATCGATCTTCATGATTGACCGGTACTGGACGCCGGTCCTCTCGTCGGTAAAGTCAATCTCTCTCCAGCTGTCCCGAAGAAAAAAGTGATCCTGGAGCTTCCCGTCGCGGGTAAGAAGGCTCGGCCATGGGTGCATATTCTCAATGAGGGTAGTTTTCCCTTTCCCGTTCGAGCCGATGAGTCCGATCAACCCAGGGGAATAATCCCGGAAATCGATCTCAATCGTCTCAAGGCCGGTGCCTCGATTGATCCCGATTGCTCCCCGGAGGCTAAGACGATCTAGCCTGATCGCAGCCCCCCCATGGCCGGAAGCGCCTTTTTCGGCCTCAGCTTCCAGCTCATCCGCCTTTTGTAGTATACTTTTTGATACATCTTGAGATGAGTTTTCAAGGTAAATCTTGAGTTTATCCTTGAGGTGCTCAGCCTCGGCAATCTCTCCGGCCCGAACTGTCTCGGTCGGGAGGATGTTCAGGGTTACCCGGGAACCAGGAAGCGCTCCGCGGGAAGTGGTAAGGTCGTCAAGAATGTGATCGATATTCGGCGCGTCCTCCGCTCTGCAGGTAATCTCTACCCAGGTAAGCTTTCCGGACACGTCGGATTCATAACTCCACATCGAATTGGTGGTAGCTTCGATCTTCACCCGCTGAGGCTGGGGGAGCTGGATCCGCTCGACAGATACCTTGTGATCTTCGAAGAGATCGTCACCGTCCTCGATGGTAACCAGGTTAAACCCAGCCTGATGAGTCTCCCCCCAGTTCGTTGGATAGATAGATCCCGGGTAGTAGGCTTGCAGGTCTCCGATCCTCTGGGGCTCGTGGATATCTCCCAGGGCGATATAGTCAGCCCCAACGGAGGCCAGTTCGTCATAGGTAACCGCCATTCCAGAAGAATCAGCGGTCCAGCCGGTTGCACTCTTGCTTCCAACTACCTGCCCGTGGTATAATAACAGCGTCGGTAAGTCTTTTTCCTTTGTGGCTGCCAACCCAAGAAACAGACTTTTTAACGCCGATCGGGCCGCCTCACTGGCGGCTTCTTTCATTTCAGCCATGATCCACTTCTTCGATGGCTCTGGTACACCGAAAATCTGCAGTGATGCGGAGGGCCCGCGATTTGCAACGACCCGCTCTTTCTCCAGGTAGTAACTTACGCCCGGCTGCAGGATGGTTATTCCCCAGCGGCTTTCGACCTGACTAAAGATATCAAGGCTACCTGCTGCATCATGGGAAGGGGTACCGTAGATCATCACCACAGGGGCGATATCAGCAAGTAGCCTAATCCTCTCGACAAACTCGTTGAACATACTTCCTGCTGAATTTGCAATCGGTCCGTCCCAAGTATCCCCTGCAATTGCGATCACATCAGGGTTCTGTTTTTTCGCTTCTTCCTGGATAGTCTCGAGACTCCTGAAGCATTCTTCTGCCCGGGAGGCACGAAGGTGTAAGTCTGCTGTGTGAAAAATGGTGATCATATTCTCTCCTCTCTCAGTAGTTTGACATGGACATAAGCTAAAGAATCGAGCCCATGCCTTCGTCTTATGCTTCTTCGTGCAACGCCGTACGCCGCATCACGATTAGCTGCATAGATATCAATCTCCCCGGAGAATCCCTCCGAGGAGTAGGTAAAGGTAAACTTCCTCATGCCGCACCTGCGTACTTTTCGCATCGCTTCACAAGGTTCTTAAGGTCGTCGATACTTTGGTTCTCAAGATCATCGAGAGCAGATTGGACTATCTGCTTTCCTTTCCCAGGGAGGGAGCCAGATTCGAGAAACCCTTCCAGTGAAACAACCAGGTCCTGCCGTTCGTTTGAGGGTTGCTCATCAATCTCCGGAAACTCATCTTCTGGAACCTCTTCCCATTGAGTAACATCCATGAGCGCAGCATCGTCAACATTTGGAGCCTCGATCTGCTGTTGCGCGACGTTCCCGCCATAAAGTGCCCTGACACCTCCGGTGAGAGAGTTTGCCGCAGCCTGGAGGACCATCTTATTTTTGCTGTTGATAATGATCCGGCTGGTGAGAAACTCTACCTCACTGTCTGGAGAGTCATTTTTTTCGAAGAGGCCGGCGAATCCACGAGGCATCCCGAGCATTGAGGTAATCGCCCTGGCTCTTGCGCCGGTGTTTGCACGCTGTCTCCCGAATTTCATGAACTCGATCCGGGTCTTGGCAAGCTCTTTCTCGGTGTACTCCCGAGTGGTTTTCTGTTTGTTTTTCCACTCAGTCTTCCCGTTGATCTTCGCCTCTTCGGTTCTGATATCCGCGTCCCATTCGTATTCACAGACATCGCCGAGCTCGTAGTTGCCGTCAGGACTCATCCTCATTCCCTGGCTTGTACCGACCCAGCATGCTGGACCTTCTTTCCGGGTAACGTCCACACGGGGAGGGAAGCTGATACCAGCGGCCTCTCCGATCCTGCAGATTACGAAGTCCTTCGGCATGTAGGTTGACTGCTTTGGGCTCCACATCTCGTGGCATTCGTCCTTGCGGACCTTCGTGACTTCCACATGGACTTCCACCAGGGGGGAGAGTTCACGAAAGTGGCTCTCCTTGGTGAGGTCCACCGCGTAAGGGTGGGCCTCTTTGAACTTCTTCGCTTCACTGATCGTCATGACTTACGCCTCCGTCAGTTGGTACCCGGCTTTCTCTATCCGGGCTCGTGCCTCCTGTAGGGCCCCTTCAAGGAGCTCTCCAGCCTGCTGGACAGTGGGAGCCTCTGCGGTGCAATCCAGCTGCATTGCTCCCTTTGCTGATTGCTTCACGTTCATCCGAACGCGAGTGTTTGGTGTGGTCGCTTCCATTATGCGATCCTCCTGTCTCTGAAATATTCCGCGGTCTCTTTTATGACGCGGTCTTGAAGTTCTGAATCGAGGACCTTGTCCCGGTCAAAGACGTCGGTCATATCAATTCCCAATACCGTTACCCTCCAGTCGTCAACCAATCCGAACTCGGTAAGCTCGACATCTACCTCGACTGTTACCGGATCGCCGGTCTTTTCGGTAAGCATGTGCTCTGTTTCGTACCTAAATCCGAATCCTTTCATGGTTTACTCCTTGCTTTGTATTGTATCTGCAAATACATAATACATCATATAACAATGCATGTCAAATGTATTTGCATTTTATTTGCTATGCGTGTATATTGTTAATATGAAGAAGAATAAGAAGAACTATACTTTTAGATTTGATCCAGAGATGATAGACAAGGTTGAAGAGGTGGCGAAAAGAGAAAAGCGATCCAGAACTAATATGATCGAAGTGATGGTTGATGCTTATCTTGAGAAAAGCGATCCCGGATATACTGATCAACGGCCTTCTCAATAATCGCAGTCCTGCTGGTTTTTTCTTCTTTTGCCCGTTCGTCCAGAAAAGAAATCAGAACTGGCGACATTCTCAATGTAAACGGTCTCTTCTTCACGCTATCACCTCCTTGAATCTCTCTCTTACCCTCTCTAAGCACCTATAAAGCTCGTCCTGATTCATTTCATCAAGTTTCTTCCCTTCGGCCTTCACCGTCGCTGAGAAGATCCGTATCTTCGCCCGTTCAGATCCTGCTCGTGTCCTGGACAGTACGAGCTTTCTTATAGCGCTTATCTGGTCCCGGATTGCTTTCTCTCCGTCCGAAGGGGTGAAGAAGGGAAGGGGATCCACGCCGGTGATCCCTTCCGCCTGACTGCGGATCGGATTAATCCACGGCTTTCCTGATCCATTACCCCCTTCTGCTACCTCACTTTCACCGGATCCTTTTTTCTCACCCTTATCAGTTGCCCTGACCTGTTCAGATTCGATCTGTCCGATCGCATCGAGAAACCGGGGATCTGCAGGGCCGTAGACGTAGCCGGCGGTTTTCCCAGGACAAAGCCGGTTCGCCCGGGCAAAGCACTGTTCCAGCCAGGGGACTGATCTGATATGCGTAAGGCATGCGATGTGAGTGATCGCCGGGACGCTCAAACCTTCGTATGCCATGGCAACGGTCACAAGGGCAGGGTGGACTCCCCGCTTATATTCAGCTATCGCCTTCCTGGCCCCGGGGGTATCAGCACTGGTGGCGATAGGTACCGGGATTCCCATTCGTCGCCTCATGACCGACTGGTATCGTTTCGCCTCCTCGATGTTCGGAGATACGATCAGGAGTTGCGATCTCTCGTTGCGCTTCCGCTCCTCGATCCAATCGGCATAGCACTGATCAAGGAGCCCCTCGGCATATTCAGTCCTGAGGGCAGTGAAAAGTGCCTGAGCTGCGTAATCCCCTGACTCCTGGATACTGGAGACACTTCCCGACGATCCGTCTTCATTCTCCCATTCCGCCTCCCCGTCCAGGGTTCGGAAGTGGACCGGGGCAATCGCACCATCTGAAAGTGCATCGCTTCGGGAATAGGTAACCACTTCGGTATCATCGCGATACTTGTACTCATCCAGAAAAGCCACCGGCTTCCCGTCTGCCCGGATGAATGTTCCGGAGGCAAGAACTACCAGGGCGGCAGCATCAACCAGCGGTGAGAGAGCCCTATGCCAGAGACTCCCCTGTGAAACATGATGAGGCTCATCGAGAAAGAGAATGTAGCGGTGATGAGAAGCTTCATGCCGGTGGATGTTCGCATCCATGCCGATTGCCTGATAGGTAGTGATGTATCCATCGCTCCCCCTGGTGAGGTCACGACTATTCCCATCGGCGGCTCTTATGCGATATGGTGATTCCCACCTCGGATCAACAAATTCAGCCTCCCCCTGGTATTTCAGGCTATTCCGTGGGACAACCCAAAGGAGACGATCTGCAATCGTTCCGAGGAGATACTGCGCAATGATCACCGGAAGGGCGCTTTTCCCTCCCCCCGGGGTAACCGATGCAATGATGGTTTTGACCCGTTTCCCGGAAAGGATATCCCGGCAGATCCGGTCTACTTCTTCCTGATGCTTCCTTAGTGTCAAAACTCAGCCTCCTTTTCCAGTCTGATTACCTCCCGGGCGAGGGTCTCCAGTGCCGGATCGATGAATACCCTGCGAAGATCATCTCCCCGGGATGAGCCAGCTTTCAGAATAGACTTGATCTTCTCGCTCTTTATCTCTTCGATGAGTCTTTCAAGTTCTTGCTGTTTCGCCATTGCTTCTCCTCATCGATTGTCCGAAACCCCGCCGCGATAGCAAGGGTGCCGATTATTACCACCATAAAAACCATGGTTAAAACCGATGCGATAATTGCCAATATTCTCACCTTTTCCCTCCTTGTAGTCGGCCCGGACGGATTTGAACCGCCGACCTTCCCGCAGCTCTCCCTGCTTGGCGCCTTCTGTGAGTGATTGCTGTTGTCGGTGTGACTGGGTGCTCTTCCGCTGAGCTACAGGCCGAGTTCGATATCGATCAGAAGATTGAGAACAGCGTGAAGATCTATCAGCCAGAACCCTTCTCCTGGATCGATGCCTGTTAATTCAATAATGTCTTTTTGTGAAAACAGTCTCATGCGTTCCTCCTTACCCTGTATAGATACGGAAAACGCACGTATGACTGACTTTTTGAGAAACTTTTTTAAAAAAGGTGCATTTGCATGGAACTTAATAGTGATGCCTCAATGCTTTCGCTTGGATTATCCTTAAGATACTTCTCTACTTCCTTTCTTGCCTGCAAGATTGCCTCATCTACCGTACTGAAACCTGGGCACTTCGTCGTTACCTGATGGGCATGCCCACCGCATCGGCTGATGTGGATATCCCAGGTCATGTAAAACGTTCCTTCCTTTTCGGATACCTTCACCTTCGCATAGTCCCGGCCGTCTCCCCAGCGCATCACTTCATGCTGATCAGAGAAATTGCCATAGAGATCGATCATGCCACCGTTAAGAGGATGCATAAACTCACCTCTCAATCATCACCGTTTGTAAAATGATTTGTCTCTCCATGTTTATGACTCATACCAACGTCCTCCAAGCATCCCTCGCCCACTGCGGCCATTCCTCGGCGGGGATCATGCGGTAATGGTCGTAATGTACACAGTCCCTACTACCATTAAAATGGAATGCACCTTGATTTAAGTTATCAAAAAACCTTAACACTCTATGGTGTGTGTCATTATCATCCCACATCTCGCAAAGCCACTTATCGGGTATCTCTTCAAGGTCGTGCTCATCTTTGGAGAAGTCTATTCCATGCGGGTTTTCCAGCTCCCACGGTTCCAGCCATTTGGGGATGACACGGTGAAATTGGTTTTTTACCCATTCATCATCTTCTTCGAGGTAAGAAAAGCCCTCTGTTATCACACCTGTAAAACATTCATTGTCTGCACCTACAGGATTTTTACACACCACTACAAGACCACCACTTTTATAAAACTCTCCCCGCTTAAACTCCACCTCTTCCCGTAGAGCCTTAATCTCATCGGCAAGTTTTCGTTGCCTCGCTTCTAAATCTTTCAGCTTTTGTTCTTTAGTCATCAATCCACCTCCTCAATCCTAATATGCGGCAACCTCCACTTACCATGATCCGGCCTGGTATCCTCCGGCTCATTGCTCATGTGCTCCACTCCGGCTCGAAATCCTTTCTGGTACTGCGAAAGGGATATCACTGTTAGATATCCAAGCGATACGAAGATCACTAGGCATAGAGCAGCTAACCATTTGACGTCTTTTTCTTCCATTATAAGCCTCCATCAACTCGATTGTACTGCGGCAACAGCCAGTTTCTATAGCTTCACTCATAATTCTCAGGTAACACCAAGGGTGGTGAAACTTCCATTGGAATTCCTCACTTCCGCAAAAGTGGCACTTCATACATACCTCGCTTTGTATCCGGCTTTCGATCCGCCGCCACGGAGCCAACCGTTCACAGCACTATCGCTGTATCCGATCCTCTCTGCTGCTTCCACGATTGAATCGTATCGCTTCACTTTTCCATCAGGAAACGTGATCTGAATAGGCTTCTTTTCTGTTTTCTTTGGTGCTGACTTTATTCTGCGCCGATCTTCCTGGATGATTGGCCGTGGTCTCCTTTTTACCTTTTTCCCAAATGGATCTTTGTAGTCTCCTCTCTCCACCTTTTTCACTTTCGGCTTTACGTTTCCAAGCCATGCGGAAAGACGGGTAGGGGCTGGACGGTCTGTGTAGCACGAAAGATTGAGATCGACCGATTCTCTTCCTACAATCACTTCCATCATGAAGCCCTCCCGAAAAACCTTCCAAGCTTCCCGCCTACCGTGCATTTCCCATTCTTCTGGTAGGGGCAGTTCGGTTTTTTCGCTGCGCATCCTTCCGGCGCCCGATAATAAATACAACTGTCTTTGCTCACATTCTCCTCCTTGTGGCTGCCAACCTTTGGTTTGTTTTGTCTCTGAAAGAATTAGTAACAGCCCTTTTCACGTGCTACCTTTCCGCCCGTGCCGAGGGGGCGCATAATAATCACCTCCTTTATGATTAAGTTTGCGCCACGCTTCCCCGGCGCCCGGTAGCCGCACCTCTACCCATGAACTCAAGGTCATGTCCTCAATGCAGCCCTAAGGGTGTTTAGCGGGGGCCGGAATCGAACCGGCGACCTCCTGGTTATGAGCCAGACGAGCTACCGCTGCTCTACCCCACGTCGTAAGGCGAAGAGTGTCGCCCTACACATCCTGATTTCCTTCCCTTCCCCACGACACGACAACCCGTCGCCGTCACCCGGACTTACGGGCGCCGTGCCGCTGCTTTTCAAAGATCGATCTACTCTGGTTATCTTCCCGGGAAAGCGGTTACTTTCTCCGGCTCTCTTCTCTGCCCCTGGAACATGGAGTTCACTTCTTTTCGCTGCTCTTCTGCAAAGTTGAATTCCAACTGTCCTGCGCCATGCTGAGCGTAATAAGTGAGCTCTTCTTCCAGCTTTCCAATAATTTCAACAGCGGTCATATCGCAATAGATAGGGATAATTCCTTCTGAGAACTCGCCGGTTGCCGGGTTCTCAATGAATCCAACTTTTTGACCAAAAGGGGGAAGCTCAACCTTTACTTCCCGTCCGTCCTTTGCGACCGTGTGTCCGGATACTTTGATGGTTTTACTTTGGTACTTCTGGTCGCGTTTCCACTCGATCCGTTTGATGATAAGCCCGGAAAGTCCTGCGATCTCTGTGGCTGCATACCGGCAAAGCTCGGAGAAATACCGCATCAGATCCGGTCGAGCATCTTCGTTGCTCCCGAACCTGAGAATGTTCTGCCCGTAGGTGAAATGAATATCATGCTCGTACTGCTGCCCGCCCTTCGTGTACTTAATCAGCTCCATCTTCTCGTTCATTAGATCCCCTCCAATTCTTTGATCTCGATCCATGCCCCCGGCCGTCCGGTCTTTTCGTGATAAGCCTTCTCTACATAGAGCTTGCAAACCTGCGTATCATCTACCCAGAGACCGATCTGCGTCAGGGCGTCCATGGCTGCTTTCGCGAGGTTGTCGGCATCTGGTTTCTTGGTGTGCAACATGGTTCCTTCCGGGTCTTTCTTTCTCATGTACTTCTTTGGCCTTGGCATGAGGAAAGATATTTTCAAAGCGACCGGTCCAGTTATGGGAGGGCCAGACTCAACCACCTGACGAAAAGAAAGAGCGATATTCCCTTTCCATGCCTCTGCTGTTCCCTGCTCGTATATCCGAACCTTCCTACTTCCAGGAGGAACAAACGCCCGCGGTCTCTGCTGTGCTTTCGGGATTCCAGGTACGAATAGTTTCATCACGCGGCCCCCGATATAAGTTTGATGCTTGACGGAATGAGCTTCTTATTCGATCCGAAAACAGAAGCAGCATCTCTCTCCGGTATTCCCATTTCAGTAGCAGCTTCCTTCGGGGACTTTACCCAACCGTTCAGCCGTCCGGCTTCCACATTCAACTTTTTCATGAACAGCTGGTTCACTTTCACGTGAACCGTACCTTTCTTGTAGGCACGCACTTCCATGAATTCAGATCCATCTTCAAGGAAGAATGTGTTTTTCTTCCCCGGGTCCCATTCAAGATCACGGCTGTTGTTCGACACATCGAATCCAAGATTCTTCCCTACCGTGCAGATATCATTAAGAAGATCGTGAGTCCTGTTATGCATTCCGTTCGGGTATTCGTAGGTTTCCCATGAATTACGGCTGAAGACGCTCCACTGCTGAATGATGAGACGATAATCGAGAGCAAAATGGTGCTGTTCGTTTTTCTGGTACCGCCATCCATCCTCAACCAAATGAGAATTAGATTTGTACAATCGAATATTTTCTTTATCCGCAAGGGAGAAATAGACATCAGTAAGCTGACGGTCGAGATATTCGTTTGCATTTTTCACCGCCCAGATAACAACCGAATAGGCATTCTCAGAAGAAAAGTCTATTGAGGTGTGACTGGTGAGTTTTTCCAGGAGCTTTTCCCGGCTTTTCGATGTGAGACGGGAGGTGATAGAGTCCATGTTATCGAAGAGCTCTTTCCAGTACAGATCCTTGAGACCTTTGATTTTCATCTTTAACCCTTCCCGGACCTGCTTCAGATCAACATTCAATTCCTTGAAAAGTGAAAAATCCAGTTCTTCCAGTGACTTGTAGGTTCCAATGAGCTTATCCAAGTCCTCACGGTACAGCTCCTCCAGCCGCTCTATAAGGTTCTGGCCCTTTACCATCTCGTGGATCTTTTCTGCTCTACTTTTATTTGCGGTGAAGGAGGGTGCTTTCTCTTGAGCATCGATAGTGAAGTGCTTCTCAAACCATATATCGAACGGATCGGTCATGATCTCACTGTTCCAGTTCCCCCTCAGCTTCATCTTGATCTTTACGATCTCAACCTTTGCCCGGGCCTTTCGGAATTCCGAATCCTCAAAGTCAAATTTTCCAAGGGATCTTACCCTTGTCGACTCTTCCAGGCTCTGGTCAGTTCGTCGCTCGACCATTTTCACGATCTCTTTGTTTTCTCTCCACCTGCGAGGTACTACAAGATAAAGGTATTTCGCGTTCGCCTCAGAAACGATCCTGTTCATCCAGTGGTCGTACTCCCGGTATGGAGGGTTGCAGAAGATCACGTCCACCTGTTTATCGATAAGGGTTTGCTGGTGAAAATCTGTCCCGATAACGAACACGTCAGAAGGAAGCATGTCGACCAAAATCTTTGATTTCTCAATCGCGTATTTGCTTACCTGGGAATACTCGCTGAGGTCGACAAGTTCCTCGATCATCCTTAAGGCGCTTCCATCTCCAGAACCGATATCGAGAATGGAAAACCCGTTATCTCTTCCAATCTCCATCTTGATGTCAGCGCAGATCGGTTTGAGAATCTCCCTGGTCGTTGGGTACCACTCAAAGTCCTGGTCGGATTCCTTTAGCTTTTCGACAATTGCATTGGTACTCATACAGCCCTCCCATGATTCCAGGTGTATTCATCAAGAATCATCTGGATATTCTCAGGGAGCTTCCCCGCAGTTGACTGCTCGATGAGCTCAGCAAGAACACCGTCAGAAACGTCCGGACGTGACAGAAGACTCTCGTAGTAACCAGGGCGCTGCTCGCTCGTAACCCGGGACCATTCTTCGACTTGCTGATCAGTCCAGTAGCGCTTCGACCATTCGGTGTGATTCGAGAACCCTGCCAGGGGCTGGAGGTGCCTGTTTGCTGACACACTCCGATAGTTGACCCCCTTGTATTCACACGCGGCTTTCAGATCGTAGAGCTTCCGCTGTGGTTTGATCGCTTCTGCTACCTCATCTGATAGCAACTTCACGGCCTCAACCAGTGAAGCGAAGGCCTCCTCGATTTTGTGATCTACGTCCTGCAATGGACTTTCTTTCTGTTTTCCTTTCTCATTCATGGCTGCCAACCTCTTTTTGATTTCGTTACTCAAACTGCTTCTCCGAGCTCCACATGGGAGTTCATGAAGTATTTATGTGATTCGTTTTCTGACCGGGTACACCACTCCAGGTTGTCTGCTACGGTGTTCATCTTGTTGCAGTCCAGATGATTTACTTCCGGTTTCCATTTTGGATTCGGCACGAAGTGAAGTGCTACCAGGCGGTGGACATCGATGCGGATTCTCGTCCCATAACGGTAGAGATCAACGCAAGGGTAGGTGCCTTTTCTCTGTCCCCGGAGGAACGGTTTCAGAATGCGCCCACTCTTGTTTCTTACCCTTCCGAGATTGCTCACCTGGTAGGGGTAGGAGAATCGATCAAGAACAACCGACTTCCAGACTTCCTTCATGCCGACTGTTCCTCTCTTTGTTTTGGCTCAATAATGAGCCTGTTTTTCTCATCAATAGAATAGACAAGGATATCCCCACCCCTTACACCGTTCTCCGAGGCCCACATCTTCGGGATAATCATCCTCAGAGCCGGACCATGCTGGGTAGCTTTGTATTCGTTGATTTTTATTTCCACCATTTCAGGCCCCTCCTTAACACTTGCTAAGATTATACTTTGCATATGCTAAGTTGTCAATAAAGAATGTAATAAAATGTTGCAATAGCTAAGTAGTATGTGTATATTCGTAGTAGGGGACTGGGGGGAAAGGTGATCTGGTGCACGAAGATATCAAAGAGGATATCAAGGAAAGGATTCGATATATCCTCGATAATGAGGTCAAGGCTTCTGATGTTGCTAAAAGCATCGGTGTGTCTCAAGCTTCTGTATCGAATTGGAAAACCAGAAACCTGCCAGCTCTTATTGAGGCATATTTATTTTGTCGATTCCTGAATAAGCCTGTTGAGTGGCTCGTTACCGGAGAGAAGAAGCAAGAAGACGATCAAGGTTTAATCGCAGCCGAACCGGTTACACAATACCAAACAAAAGACAAATACATCAAAGAAATCATAGAACTGTTGAAAGGACAAAGTGATGAGGTTAAAATCCAAGTACTGGGAATCGCCAAGGGAGTTGTGGCGACAGCGAAACCAAAAGGGGGAACCGGATACGAGACCAGAACCGGGTGATCCCTTATTCGGTTTTTCGGCGAGAACGGGAGAAATCTAAAGTCAACCGGTGAGTAGCCGGATTATTATAGAAAAACCAAGATATAAAGGTGTTTGTATGAAAAAAGCGATATCCATTCTCATGCTGTTTTTAATAACCATCAATATCTATTCTGAAAGGACTCAAATAAACATAGATGAACTTTTTACGCAAAGAAAATCGGAGCAAGAAGAAGTAGTAAATCTCAATAGTGAGATTGAACGACTCAGCCACGACTATAAATGGTACCAAGAACAGTCCGAGAAAAATAGAGGTTATGCAAAATCTTCATTTCTTATTGGCGCACTCTTGGGTGCAGCGGTACCAGTGAGCGCTCTTTTTGCTGGAGGTACTTCATATTTATTGGAAAACAGTTTGTATGGCGCTGGGATTCTTGCTGCTGGTGTCGGATTTGGGTTATATTTTAACAGTCTTGGAAAAGAATATAAAACAATGGCAACCGATAGCTATAACCTAAAAATAAGAAAAATGGCAATGGTCGATAGTTACAAGGAATCAATACGGCAACTTGAGAACCAAATAGATTTGGCGAAAGAAGAAAGAAGAGAGGAAGAAAGGCAGAAAGAAGAGGCGAGACTGCGAGAGGAAGAAAAGCGCAAGCAAGAAGAAAGAAGGCGAATAGCAGAAGAGGAAAAAAAGAAAGAGGAAGAAAGGGTTGCCAGAATCAAAAGTACCTATGACGAAAGAACGGCCAACGCTATCCTTGAAGGTGTAATATTTATCGGAATGAGTGAGGCGGCATTGCTCGAGAGCTGGGGTCTTCCTGATGATATCAACACGACAATAAATAAATACGGAACATCAAAACAGTTTGTTTATCCTTTTGGTGATTACGTCTACACAGAGGATGGGATAATCACCACAATCCAACAGTGAGGAAACCTTATACAAGGTTACTCATCTTTACCGTGGAAGATTCGAATATCGCCTGGATGGGATCAAGAAGAGCTCTAAGCTTCTCCACCTGGCTCTTCTTGTACCTGCTCTGAACCCTGGTAAGTGACCGTTCCCCGGATCCGTGAGAGTGTCCCACATATTCCCGGACCAGAACCGGATCGGCCCCTCCATCGATCAGATGGGTGATGAGCGAATCCTTGAGAGAGTAGGGGGTCCGCTTCCGTCCATCCGCATCGTTTGCCGGTAGCTCCAGGACTTTCATCATCCGGGAAAATCGTTTCTCGAAAAAACTGTAGGTGAGCCGCTTCCCGGTATCGTCGTGACAAAAGATCGGATCAGTCGCCCCAATCCTCACCATTGCGTCCGAAAGCTCTTCGATGGCTCCAAGTACCACTGGAGCCACAGGGACGCTCCTGTGTGCCCTGGTCTTCGTCAGGGGGAAGGTTACAACATCCTCGGACAGATCGCCCCAATTAAGGCGAAGAATAGCAGACGGTCGTTCCCCGGTACCGGCCATCATGAGCGCGAAGGTATAAGGAACGATCGGGTGCAGTTTACCCCCGGAGGGGGAGCCGTGATAGTTCTTGTCGTAGCCCCATACATGGAACCCGTCCGGGTAGGCGAACATGCGCCGCAGCTCATCGATAGAGAAGATCCCCCGCTCCTGCTCTTCTTCCCTGATATTCCCGACCCCTATCATGGGATCGCGCTTCAGCTCCCCCCTGTGGATCCCCTCATTGATCGCCGTCCGGATTGCCCCTATCGTGAGATTGACTGTACGGATTCCCGTTCCCTGGCGCCGTAGGTCCTGTTTCAGATCCTCGAAATCCCCCGGGGTGATCTGGTCCATCGGTATCGCTGCTATCGGATGAGTGATGACCAGGCGGTCCAGCCTGGAGCGTTGATCCTTTCGGAAATCTTCCCGGTATCGCTTCCTGTCGGCGCGGATCCGCGCGATGTGCGGACAGTTTTCCGTGAAGTAGGGCGCAAGATATTCTACCAGAGTAGGGGAGGTGGCCTGGCTTTCTGTCTTGAGTTCCCGGATTCGCGACATGCAGAACCTTACGATCCGCTGCTCGCTGGATCGTTTCGCCTTCCCGGAGGCATCAAGTTCCGCCTCAATCCCGCTACTCTTCCGGTTTTCGCACAGATCCACCGGCACCCCGGAGACCGTAGAGATCGAATAATACCAGATATTTTTCCCATTTATGGAGCGAATATAGTACTTATACGGTTTAGGCTGCCTACCCATGAGAGCTACTATAACACAGGTATGACGTTTTTTGTACACATATCGTACACAGTAGAGCATAAAAAAAGCGGTAACCTTTTGAGTAACCGCTTTAATTCCTTGTATTGCAAAGATTTATTGATGGGCGATATAGGACTTGAACCTATGACATCCTGCTTGTAAGGCCGTCCATAGTGCCGTACAGGGTGCTTTATCGCCAAAAGACCACTATATATAGGCTATCGGGTTATCTCCGATGCCCTATTTTTATTATTCTGTACACAATTTCATGCACAGTAACTTTTTCAAACTTTTTTTCATACACACCAATTTCAAGACTGTAACATAGCGAAAAAAACTTTGCAATCTGGAAAACTTTTCCTTGACGTAGTACCACAAGTGTGGTACGGTATAAGAGTAAGGCAGCCGTATGGCAGCCTAAAAAACCAAGAAGCCACCCTGCGGGGAAGGCAACAGGAGAAAAAAGATGACCAGAAAAGAAGCTATCGAATGGGTAGAAAATCAGGATGCAAAGTATTTTTCTTTCGGCTATGAAGACCTTGATATCCTGGTATTGAAAGAGGACACGCTGGCGGATTTCGAATCTCTCAGTGATGATCAATTCGGCAGCTGCGAAGTTGGTAAAAGTATCATCGCCCATGATGATAAAGAGCCTGTAGGTGCGATTCTTCGGCGTCTCGGTTGGGACTACTTCGAGAACCTTCAAGGAGAAGGATGGGAAGTAGACCAGCTTTTCGCAGACGGGGCCAGGATGCTCGAGCAGGGCGGATCTTACAATGCTGACCATGGCTACATCGTGTGCCTCGATGGTGATGAGTACAGAAAAGTGAAATAGAATACCGAAGCCCCGCTCCGGCGGGGCGTTTCCAAAGGAGAATGCAATGGGGAGAACGAGTTTTTACCTTTCCA